CTTAGGACTAACTCCATTCTCTGCTTTAAATTGTGCGTATAATCCTTTGGTAGCTAATTTAGCTTGTTCAACTGTACCGTTCTGTACGATGTCATCAAAAGTATTTACTTCTTCAGGTGATAGATTATTAGCAGCCCACTCTGCCATTTGATCCCAATTACCTTCAGTAACAGATTTTATACTACCTTCTTCACTTTGTTGTAGTGCTTGTTGACCAGCAGCGTAGCTATCTACTAACTCCTTCGGTAACCCAATCTCAGCAAGATTCTTATAGGTCTCTTCAGATATAACACCGTCATTCTCAAAGAACTCTTTACTAGCTTCAACAATAACATCATTAGTATTCGTATCTTCCTTAGTGTTGTCATCTGGTTGTTCTTCTTCATCGGTTGTCTCTCCTTCTTCTTGTTCTTGTTCTTTAGCCCCTGCTCCCATTTTCTTTTCAAGTTCACTATAGGCATTAGCCATGTCTTCAGGACTCTTGAACTTTTCAGGTAACCATTCAGGTCTATCTGTTTGTTCTTCAGGTACTGCATCAACAGCTTCTTCTGTCTCAGGGTCAATCTCCTGTGGTGCTTTCTCATTTATCTCTACTCGGTGTAATTCAGCCATATCTCTCTTTTACTCTTCTTGTGGTTGTTGTGATGCCATGTACTGCTCTTGTGCAGCATTGATAGCAGGTGCTACAGCAGGTCCACCCAACTTCATCATCATCTCTTGTTGTTGGGCTTGCTGCATAGCTTGTTGAATTTCTTCTTCTGATTTAATCAGTCCTTCAGTCTCGATACCTAACGCTGTGGCTCTTCTTTTGAAGTAGTCAGATACATTAACATATTGTGCAACTGCTTGAGGACCAACGATTTGATTAGCCCCTGCAAGGAATAGATCGAGCTTTTGTAAATCATTACCTCGTCCTAGTGCTTCAACACCAGTAACGATAGTAGGTTTAACAATGTCTTTAGGTAACTTAGGAAGTCTTCCTTCTTTACTCATCCTTGCCATTAACCTAGTAACGACAGGCATTTGAAACTCTTGTGACAATAAAGAATACAGACCACCAAGTGCAGCTTCCAACTCTTGAGATAACATTCTTATCTCCTCTGCTGTTACTCGTTCTGCATCTCTGACTACACCACTGTTAAGTAGGAAAGCTTGAGATAGTCTATCACTAATCCCATTCATTACTCCTTGTGCAGTACGGAAGTCATTGAACTTGTTAAGTTGTAAGACAGATACATCTCCATCACTACCTTGTACAATCGCACCGTTAGGAGATTCAGATAAAGTCTTAGCTCTGGTTGTGCCGTTAGGATTAACCATGAACAATACCTTAGCTGCTGCTGCACTGCCTTCGACTATCGCTTTTGTTAACGACTCTAAAGATTTAAGATCACCAATGTACTCCTCAACAAATCCTCGTCCGTAGTCTTCACCATCTATTCTTGTATAACGAAGAGGTAGGAATGGAGTCTTCTCGATAGGATACCTACCCTTTGACTCTTCAATAACAATTCCTTTAACATCTTGTTGTACTACATATTCATTACCTTCTCTAACTACAGAGGTGTACAAGTCACAGCTATTCTCTTTCTCTTGACGATATACTTCTTCTCTTACAGACTCAGGTAACATCATTGGAGCAACAGTTTCTTTGATAGCTATGTGTGTTACATTACCCATTGGGTCTCTCTTTACACAGTACCTATCAAGTCTGAATACTCTCATTCCACCGTCATCTGGTAAGTATAACAAAGTATTACCTGTGACCAATAGATTCTTTAATGCTTCAAACACTCCTACTCGAAATGCTTCAACTTCTACTTCTTGAGATACACTTCGTTCTACATCTGCTAAAGCTTTCTCTAAGTCAGATCGTAATTGCTCTCCTCCCTCTGGTCCTAACTCCTGCTTTGCTTTATCTAATTCATACCTGTCTATAACAAGACGGAAGAACGGAGCGTTAGGTGGTAACAGTGCTAACAGTAATTTAGATGCTAAGTTGTTAACTCCTCTAGCTCCTACTCCTTGATATGGTGTGTAGTACTTAGTAGCGTAGTTGTGTCCATCGGGTGGCATTATGTAAGGAATAGTCAACTCAGATGAGGTACGACCTCGATCTAAGAAAGACCACCGTTGGTTCTCTAAGGAGTGGTATAGCCCTTGTGCTGTTTCTTGCATAATGATTAAATTATAGCGTCAGGATCAGACCACTCAGGTCCAGCTAAGATGTTAAGTATCTCAGCGTGATCGTATTGTGGTTCGCCTATTAAAAAGCTGGGAGTGTCTCCTCTGAATTTAACAAATGTTTTAGTACCGTCTACAGAGTAACGGAGTGTATCAGCAGATGTTTCGTGTACTTGACTAAAGTCAACATTAGCTACCTCCGATGCGTCAATTATTACATATGTTTTCATATAGCTATTATCCTGGTATGTTACCACTTCCGCTAACCCTATCCGCTTCTTCCATATTTACAGAAGTTGCGTCATTTCCGTTAGTAGTTTGATCAGGTATCGTCCAATTTGTACCATCCCAAGAAGCTGTTCCGTCTCCCATTCTCCACCAACCCGTTGGGTTTAGTGATGATATGTCCGCAGGTACTGGATTAGCTCCTCCTGTGTCTCTTAAAGCTGCTACATTTGTTGAAGATAGTGCTGAATTGAAAACAGCGAACTCGTCTATCAATCCTTGAAAAGAACCAACACCTCCCCCAGCATTAGGATTGCTAATGATTAGTGCATCCGATGAACGGCTAGCTAATGTAAATGTCCCCGATAATGTGGTAGCAGTACCATCAATGTAAATTTTAGTACCTGACGAAACGCCTGACTCTACGGTTACAGCAACATGATGCCAAGTGTTTAAAGATATAGTACCGTTTGCCGTATTACCTGTAACTAGAGAACCTCCGTTAGTAGCAAATGTAAAAGCACCTCCTGGTCTTGTATAAAGTGAATACTGAATATTAGACCAAACGCCTTTAGAAAATACCCAATCGTAATTTGTAGAAGCTGCTGTCCAATACATCCAAAAAGAAACGGACATATCACTTGTAAAATCTAAAGCACTACCAGTACCTAAATCTAAATATTCATCAGACCCATCAAACTGCATACTGTATGTATTTGAGTATGGAGCTACTGATCCATCATTATCGTAGTATGTCCAATTCGTACCGTTCCATGTGACTATACGATTGTTATCTGTTTCGTAGTAAGTATCCCCTGTATTAGCGGTGGATGCGAGTGTTGCTAAATTGCCGTATGTTGAAGTTCTTAGAGTGCTCATTGTAATAAAATATTAGACCGTTCCGTTTTCTGAGAATTTGTACCAAACATTACTACCCACATAAATATACAGGTCTTTGGTATCTGTGCCGTATCTGATCTGTGCTTCTCCTGATGGATTGGTTACAGAAGATGCTAAGATGTTTGCTTCTGTGTCCTCGTCTATGTTGAACATAGGAGGTAAAGGTAGTGATGCTACTACCCCAAGACTGAATGTAGGAAGAACGAACATTAGGAAGCAGTATCTCCAGCAAGAACAAAGGTGTCAGCTGCGTAAGCTACTATACTTGCTACTCCATACTGAGCATTGATCTTGGTGTGTGATTGTCTGTTGTTAATCGTGGTAGCTCCTGAGTCGTTATCAAAGCTAACTTGCCCAGCACCTTTCTGAACGAACGAACAATTAAACCCAGCACCCAATCCACTAGGTACAGTTACAGTTACTGCTGATCCATTATTAAGGACTACTACCTTACCGTTATCACTAGCTAATAAAGTGTATGCAGTTCCTATTTGATCATTTATACTAGCATCAAAGCCAAATATTGCATTGCCATTAAAATTATTACTCTGAACTAAAGTCCCATCACTTGCCCCTGCCGTTGTCGAAGCAGTGTAAGTTATGCCTGTATCCGTAGCAAAATAAGATTCACCCTGGACACACTCTTTTGCAAACTTCGTCTTATTAGCATCCGTCCCTGTCTTAACAGCGATGGTGTAATCCTTCCGTCCTAACTTTTGCTGTGCCATGACTTAGGAAGCTGTTCCAGCGTTGATGCAAGGTGAGGATGGGCGAAGGCGAAGATCGGATGCTGGGTCTACATATAAAGGATCAGCGTAGAAATTGTCTGTTCCACCTGTGCTATTTGTTGTACCCATGTTGTGAAAGCAACAATTAGTAGAACTATTAGAATAATTCTGACTTACTTTTGAATTATCATTTGTACTAAATATGCAATTCTCAAAAGTAAATATTGCGTCACCCCTATTAGTGAAACCTGTAGTATTAGTCATGTCAAAAAATAGACTACAGTTCGTCATCGTCATACCTTGTGTGTAATTAAAAGGTCTATTACCAGTGTATCTCACACAAAACTCACAAAACTCAACAGCAGCTAAATCGGTAACACCTAACGCAGAAACTATTAATTGTGATGCTGTATCTACTGTGTGTACCGATTTACTATATTGTAGCTTCGGTTGGTTAGCATAAACTACTGTCGCATCCGATGGTGCGAGAATTTCAAACCTAAAATCTTCAAAGTAAAAACCTGATACGACAGAACCGATAGTGTTAGATGCAGAACTTATTATAAGTTCCTTGTTTGCACCTCCACCTGATATTTTAGCCCCAAGTGGATTAAGTGATTTATAAGTAACTCCATCTGCGTCCCATGTTATGTTGGAAGCTATGTTATAAGTTCCATCTGTGAAATAGATAATACCACCTGATCCAGCGTCTGTTTCTGCGGAACTTAAAGATGAATATGCGTAAGCGTTAGCGGCACTTGTGCCGTCTGCTGAACCTTGTGCGGTTGGTGCGATGTATACTGTTGCCATAATATTTAGTTGTTAATTTTTAAGAAATTGTTCCACCTGAGATTAAAAGTGGTGCTTGGTTTGCTCCTATATCGGGAATGTTAAACCCTTGTCTGACAGGTAGTCCATTCGCTCCTAATTCGTCTGAATCGCCTGTGATTAAAGAGTAAGTTCCTGATGTTGTGGTAATTTCAATGTCAGGTTCTGCTGAATCTTCCACTACCGATACACCTGTTGTTAATTCTAACCGACTCGATGGAGTATTTAAGTATGCCCTGGATGCATCTGTTTTAACCACAAAGTCTAAGTTACCATCACTATCACTTACAACTACTACAGACTGACTCGGATTATCTATGACCTTTAAGGACTGATTTGGATATGCTCCGATATGTGGATTAGGTGTGCCTCTTAACTCTGCGTCTCCAACTACAACATTCTGAAACGAACAAGTCCCATCTCCATCCTCTCTCAAAAATTTAGTAGCTCCTGTTTCTCCTGTTGAAGTAACTGCTGTTCCGTCAACTGCTGAACTAATACCTGTTAAGTTACTTCCGTCAACAGCTGGTAATTGTGCTGACCCGTTTAACTGTACGATATTATTAGCACTTGTTCCTACATCTAAAGTTGCCGCTGTGCCTAGTCCGCTAACATCAGTATTACTAAGTGTGACTGTACCTGTTCTTCCAGCTACCGATTGCACTGGTGCTCCTGATGAATCAATGAAGTTACTATCATTAGTAAGTGTCGATATGTTATCACTTGGTTGAGTAGCACTATCTGCTAAAGTTCCTTGAGCGGCTGTTGCGTAGTCTGTACTATCTGTAGTAGCTGCTGAACCTAACCCTGATATATCTGTGTTACTAAGTGTTACTGTACCTGTCCTACCTGCTACCGATTGAACAGGAGCAAGAGTCATTAAGTTATTCGCTGTTACTCTTTTAGTAGTGGGTGTCCCTGAAACATCAACAACAGCTATTTGATCGCCACTTGCTGGAGTTGTTAATGAGGGTAATTCTGAAATCTTTTTATTAGCCATCGTATTTTAAATTTTATTCTATTTCTAAACGCATATCATCTTCTGTCAATAAAGCTTCTTCCCCTTCAGTCGTAAGCATATTATCTCTTTCATAGAAATCATATATCTCACCAAACTCAGGTCTTATAAGACGATTAGGTATTATAACTTGGTTGTTAGGTTTATCTTGAGAACCGTATGGAAAAATTAAAGACATCTAATTAAAGAGAGTCAGTAGTTCCAGTAGCAAAGACGCTATAAGTACCGTCAGTTCTAGCTGATACATTACCTCTAATCTGTTCGTAGTGTCCGTGATCATCTCTGACCATGATAGCACCGTTAGCTGTTACAGCTTCAGAGTGAATGACATACCAAGAACCACCTATGTAGGCTTCTATGTCTACCGTACCTCCTGTGGTTACTGATGAAGAAGCGATTACAAAGGTCCAACCCTTAGAACGCTCTACTGAGAATGAACTGCCAGCCCCTGTTGAAGTAACAGATGATAGCAAAGTCTTTTTTGAGAGTGTGCGAAGCATGATATTATATAGTTATGTTGTTATTAAGAAGACATATAGACACCAGTACCACCAGTAGAACCACCAAGTGTAGGTCTAGAAGACCGTGCTAACTGTGCTTGTGCTCCTCTTCTTCTCTTCTTAGGCTGTGTTTGTCTGACAGTCTTAGGTGCTGCAGCAACAGGAGGCGGTGGTGGAGGAGGTGCTGGAGGTGGAGGAGGCGGTGGAATATCTGGTGCTGACATACACATAGTTAGTCTTTTGTTAAAATGTTTTGTTGTAGTTGATCGTTATAAGTTTGTCTAAGGAATCTAATTACAGACACTTGTCCACTCTTAAACCAAACATCTTTTTCAGAGTTCGTCAAGTCAGGACATTTGTCAGGATATAATTGCTCTAACCGTTTAATCATAGCCTCGCTTATAAGAGGCATTAGTTCGTCTTCCATTATTCCGTGTCTCCAATCCATATGTATAGTGGTGTCATTTCTCCTACGTAAGCTCCTCCAATGTTAAAGCTAAAGAACTCCATAGCATCTTCCATTGTCATGTCATCTCTTAACATAAGTATCTCTAAGATTCTTTCAATAGAATAAACATATCTTCCATCGTGATACTCTTGACCTATGATAGCTTCATCAAATCCATCCGCTTTTATTTGCTCTTTTTCTATATGTGCTATCATGTTCTATAACTCCTATCCTCTAGTTCTTGTGGTAGTCTGCCTTTTCTGATTTGATCCTCGGTCCACAAGAAAGCACTGGCATTCCAAAGTATAGCACCTGCGTGGTCTTCTGTATCATCTCCTTCACTAAGTGCTAACAAGTGTCTACTCATGCTGTCTATTAATCTACTGAGTGGGAATCCGTTGTGCCAGTTGTTGTCTCCGTAGAGTTTTCCTCCTTCTTCAAATCGTCGGGCAAGGGATCGAAGGGCGATTGGAGGAATAAGGCTGAATCGTCCCCGTCCAGTAGCCCTGTCACGCTCCGCACCAGTGGCATAATGTTCTTTCTCTCCAGAGTTTGGTAGTTCTTCGGTGTCCATAGTTTTGTTATTTGTTTTTGTTTTTTATTGTATTCTTGTTTTCTTAGTAGTCGTGCCATCCACGCATTCATCAAAGCTTCCTGTTCTGTTTGTCCCTTTTTCTCGTACAAAGCAACAACAGATTCCCAAGTGTATCCGTTATCATCCAACCATCTCTTAGCAGTCACAGCTCCTACTCCCTTTGCTCCGCTGAATCCATCTGTTGAATCTCCCATCAAAGCTTGTAGTAGGTGGAAGTGATCTGCTTCTTCTTCTGTAGGTTCGTGGTATTCTTCTCTGTTATAATCGTAGAAGATTCCTGGTACACTTTTGAAGTCCTTGTCTATTGATACGATGATACGCTTGTCTTGTCTGTTAGGTCTTTCAGTAGCTAAGATACTTAACACATCATCAGCTTCTATGTTAGCCCACAGTTGTGCATCTAGTTCATTGATCATCCATTCCTTCATAGGTTTTAAGATGATAGGTAACACTGACTTCCTTCTGTTAGACTTGTACTCAGGGAATAGTTTCCTTCTGAAGTTTGCTCGGTCACTCAACGCTAACACTACTTCATCTGCTTTGAGTAAGTCTTTGAATTGTTCTATCCTTCCAATGACTCGGTCCTTTGCTACTGCCATGTCTGCGTGTACAGTCCACAACTCTTCTTCCCATTGTATATTTTCTTGTGCTATGATTGACGATTCAAATGCTAATACATCTGCGTCAATTAGTATGGTTGTTTTACTCATAGAATATGCTCCAGTTCTCTTGGTGTTTTTTATATTTTGATTTACTATCAGGTAGGAGACTTAACTTTAATGTTACTCCATTTATTTCTTCTCTTGGTATTAACCACCACATCTTCTCGTTTATGATATAACATCCTACCACATCTATTGAATCACACATAGAAGACTTTCCTGTGCATCCTGATCCACTGTTTATATGATATGTATTAGCTGATGATTTATTACCAGTAGCTTTGATCTGTACTTTTAAAGTACCTGCTGGACAAGTAACAATGAAGTCCCAAGGCATAGGCGTAGTAGGTACATGAGGTTCAAAGTCTCGCTCTAAACATTCAGTTGTAAACCTTGACTCTGCTATTGCTCCGATTCGTTGGGTCTTTGATGAGGGCATAGTATTATAAGTTTGTTCATTCTTCCAATCCCAGTGAACATTTAATTCAGTTGTATCATACAATTCTGCAAGGGACAAGTAGTAATCAAACTCAGGTTCTTGTTTTAGTGTGTCTCTGCCCATGACTCTCCTACTTTATATTCACCGTCCATAGGACACTTCATGTTTAACTCTCTACCTGCTGCTTGGATTGCTTTGACAGCTAACTCTCCGTATGTCTCTGCTAACTCAGGTTTAACTTCAGCTTGGAACTCATCGTGTATGTTACCTACAAAAGCATACTCTCTTCCGTGTTGCCATCCAATGTCAGTAAGCTTGGTATTTAGTTTTATTAAAGCTACCTTCATAAGGACAGCACCAGCAGATTGAAGTAACATATTGAGTGCAGCGTGTTCACTTCTTATAGGTAGAATCCTACCGTCCAGTCCTGTTAAACATCCATTTTGTTCTGCCTTCTGTTGGATTAATTGTTTAAGCATCTTCAACGCAGGTAAGTTAGATAAGAACTTCTTCTTTAATCTACTACCATCTTGTGCTGTACCCTCTACAATCTCTCCTATCTTTGCATCACCTGCTCCGTAAAGGAATCCATAGATGAATGTCTTAGCTTGGTCTCTAGTCTTTAACCCTGCTGCCTTCTGATTAACAGAGTGTATGTCTCCTTCAAGGATAGCTTTAGTGTACTCTCCTCCATCCCAAGTAGACAGATAGTGTGCAAGCATACGAAGTTCTAAACCACTAGCATCAACACCTACTAACTTGTATCCCTTTTTAGTTATAAATAAAGAACGACATTCCTCACCGTACTCTGCTCTTGTAGCTGGTACTTGTGCTAGGTTAGGTAAGCTATGAGTACATCTACCTGTGACTGCTCCGTTTGTGTTGACTCGTCCGTGGATTCTGCCATCCTTAACTAATCTTAGCCATCCATTCTTGCCTTCAGCTAGTTGCCCTAGTCGCTTGACTACTAACAAATACTCCAGCAAAAGCTTCGCTGATGGATGGTTAATAGATTTTAAAGTAGACTCATCAATCTTCACAGTCTTTCCGTCATTGGATACAGGTATTTCAAAACCTAAAGCTTC